TAAGAACCTTCAATATCATAAGTTCTTTTAGATCTATTTGTATCAATCCAAGTATCACTTGATGGATTTAATTGAATTGAACCAATCCAGTTAATTACATTAAATGGATTTACATTTTCACTTCTTGTGGCAAATTGATTTTTTGCATATTCAACCTCAGAATAATTTAAACATAAAAGATCTCCAACTCTTTTTATATTTGGAGAACCTAAATCATTAACAAAACGTAAATCAGCATTTGGATTTGATGTCTGTCCAATTCCAATAACTGCCTCAGATCCCAAAAGCAAATCTATAGAAGTTGTATAATGAGTTGGTCTCATTAATCCATTAGCAGCATCAATACTTGCTTTATAGTCCCTATTTATTATTTCTCCGCCATTATAAGATTTAAAATTATCAACAAAGAAACCACATTTAAATCTATCTAATTTTGTTGTAGTGTCTCTTATTGTTAAATTTTGAGTATCTGTTTCTAGTAAAGATAATGATGTGTAATATTCAACATTTGAAAGTCTATCTTCCAATCTGGAGATATCTTTCATCGTATATCGTTTGTGTTGTACTAAAGATGTTGAAGCATCTTCTGAATTATTTAAATAAGCAGGTAAACGAATTGTTGCTATTTCCAAGCAAGATTCTAAACCATTTGGAAGTTTTGGTTGAAGTGATGGGACACCTTTATTTACTATAAATGAACCGTCTTTTGTTAAAAATAATCTATCAATTCTTGGTAAATAATACTCATAAGATAAATTTATTGCTTTATTCTGTGCAAAGATATTTTGGGTAGAATTTTGCCCAGTAAACACTCTTGATTTATGTTCAAATGGTGATTTTGTACCAGAATATGGAGCAACTCTTGGTCTCAAATCAATAACATCACTCAGAGATATTCCATCAACTGATGATATATCGTCTCCATACCTATCTTTATCATAAGAATTTACTCCAACAAAATCACCAGTATCAGATGAATCGATTATATAATTATTGTAAATAATTGTAATTTGTTTCGTTGGTGCAGCAATTTGTGGTTTTCTAATAATTCTTGAAAAATCAAGATATTCTGATCTTTGTCCTTCATCCAAAATAAAGTTAGTTTTAATATTTTTATCACCAACTTGAACGGAATCTACCATTGCAGAAATTTGAGATTCATCAAAAGTAACAGTTTCACCAACAGAAAAACTATTTTCATTCAAATAAACAAATTTTACTTCATTTGTTCCATCATTTGATACTAAACTTGCAACTGCTCCAGTATCTTTCCCAACTATTCTTTCACCTTTAATTGAATTTAAAATATTTGAATTTAAATCAATTAATGTTATAGAAGGTAATGTTGGAGATGATGATGCTGCTGATTCAAAAATTCCAATGATTGATTCTACATCTGGAATATTTAACGAAATCTCATCATCTTCAACTCTTAAACCATAAACATCACTAACATTTAATCCACTTGTATTTGTGGAAATACCGGAAGAAGTTTTATTGATTGTCAGACTTGAGCATCTATTGTATATCTTTTTGCGAGTTTTTGTATTTATTTTCTTAAGAGTAGCAGTCAATATTGCTGCACCTGAATTTGCAGCAATATTTTGAATAGATATAGTTCTTCCACTTGGAACTAATTTTTGATCATCTAATAATGCTATAGTTCCATCAGCAAAAGTTAAATTATAATCTTCTTCATCAAATGGTTCAAATGTTAATGATGTGTCTGTTTCTAGTGTAGAACTCCAAGATCCATCACTAAATTCACCAGCAGTAATAGTATAACATTTTCTTAATATAATATCAGAACCAGTTAAATCCAAATTTGAAACTTTTGAGTTATTCAAACGTGCATATAAAAATGCATTTTTTGTATTTAAAACATCCAAAGATACTACTTTGAAGTCATTTACAGTAATTGTTGAATCTGGAAGAGAACCAGAGCAAACACCAGAAACAGAAGTTGTTGCTACAATAGTCAAAGACTTTGAAGATCCACTAACAACAGAAACTTTATTATACGTTGGTACACTATCTCCTTGTTTTGTGTATGATACGATGTCACCTACATTAATTCCAATATAAAAGTTTTGATTTGAAGTTGTTACTGTAGAAATTCCACTACCACCGGACGTAATAGTAAATTGAGTTCCTGGTTGTGCGACTGATAGGGTTTTTGATAAAATTGGATCGGCAGTAAATCCAGAAGAATATATTTGATGAACATCAGATAATGAATAGTCTTTTACTGATGTGATTGTGCGAGAAACATCTAAACCATTAATTTTAATTTGCTCATTTACTATAAATGAACCAGAAACCTGATATAAAGTCAAAGTAGTAGATGATGCATTACTAACCAAATATCCTTTAGCACCACTATTTTTTCCTTGTATGTATGCAGGTGAATTCTGGGATAATGCAGTATTAACTGTTAATACTGTGTATGTTTGAATATCATATAAAGAACTTTCAAATTGAGTTGAAGCATTTAAATATGCTGCATTTTTTAATTTTAAGTCATAAAGTCTAGCAACTCCAATTTTTGTTCCAGACGAAGATCCTGGTGATGCTGTTCTAGTATCATAAAGACTTACTTGTGTTGTTAAATCGACACTAACAGAACCATAAACATTATTTAATAGAATCTGCCTTCCGACATTAAATGGAATTGATGTATTTTCTGCTTTTTCTGTTGTTCTTGGTTTTTCTATATCTACAATAGTATTACTAATTGTTTCGATTTCATACCCACGAACATAAGCTTTTCCTGGACTTACGGAAATGCAAGCAAGATCTTTTGATGGGGTATTTCCTTGTCTAGTTTTTTGGCTCGAATAATAAACTCCATTATTTCCAATTCTATCATTTAATGATTCCTTTACATTAATATCAAAAGGTCTTGTATAATAATCGCCAGATTCATCATAGGTTCTTCTAGCCAATTCATCTCTAATTAAATTGTAATCAGTTTTATCTACAAATTTAATTAATCCACCATTTTCTACTCGTAACAACTCTACAAAATCTTGATCATTAAAATCGTCAATTTCTTTTTTAATTAAAGTTGTAGAGATTTTTAATCTATCTGCACCTGGAGCAGCATAGTTTGTATATCCTTGAGCATTATCAAACAAGTCATTATAATTATTTGATGCTACTGCAATTTCCTCATCGATAAAAAGACCAACACGATATGTTGGAGTATTTGAATATTGATCTAAAATTGCTACTTGTTTTGGAACAGTAATAAAAAATCCACGAATAAAATATATACCTTCTTCTATTTTTGCGGCAGATCCTTTACCAACAGACCCAGAAATAATGGAAGTTGCAAAGGATGTATTTAATCTAATTGATGATAATGTATAATCAACATCTTCTAATGAAATTAAATTTTCACCATCAACAAAAGTTTTATCTATAAAATTTGTATCACTAGAACTTTTATATTTTACATATAATGTATAGTTACTTTTTTCTGATTCTGTATTTGTAATATAATTTTCTACTACTGCAGTAACACCACTCGATTCACCTCTTATACTTTTGCCTACAAATTTATTAATATATGCTGATACTGGAATTCCCAAATGCGTATCATCAATTTGCACATAACTATATTCAGAGTCATACCCAATTTGACCTGGTATGACCATAGAACCTTCTTTAAAGAAGTGTTTGCCAAACTTTTCAACTTGATTTTGTAAAATTGATTGAAGAGATGTTAATTCTCTAGCCTGTATTGGAGTGCCTGGTTTAAATAAAACTCTTTGATAATCTTTCTTTTCATCAAAATCATCAAAGTATGGAGATACGTTTAAATTTGTATTTTGTGGCATTTTTCTTTAGAACTCCAAAACAATTTTGATATCTTCTTTTTGACTTGCTGATCTTGGTATTGGTGGTCTGTTATCAATATAAATGATTTCACCAGACTTTTTATTATATTCTGCAGATGCAATACCAGCAACAAAGTTGCTTCCCAGTTGATATGTTCTATTATTTATTACTACATTATTGCTATTAAATGAAGTATCAATGCGTAATGCTGCTCCAGAAGCAGCACCATTTATCACTAAAGATGAACCAGTAGAACTAAAATCATTAATTTTATATCCAACACCAACTGTTGCTAATCCAACTGGTTGATAATATTTTAAAACACCTGTTACATTATTCCAAGAAGCAACAAATCCGATTGCAATTGTTCCAGTACTAATTGCTTGAGTTATTACTGAATCAACTGCATAAGTTGTTAAAGTTGTAGCAACACCAGTCAATTTCAATGCTTTTAATGCACTTACTTCCGATTCAGCCAATATTTCAACATTACTTGTTGTTTTTGTTGGATTTTTGATAATTCCAATTCTAGCAAAGTCATTTCCTATAATTGTATCAGGATTTGTTTCATCAGTATTATAACGAGAATAAACTAAAACTCTATATGCTCCAAGTTCCCTGTAAATATCATATCCATGCCCTCCTTTTGGTGGAATAATTACATTAAAATTGGCAATTCTACCAGAATTTGTTAATTCATTTGGAATTCCTGGTGCTCCTGGTTCAAATTGAATAATTCCTTTGGTGTATCCAGTCCCACCATCAGTTACATATGCATCTGAAATTTTTCCAAAAGAATCAACTATAATAGTTGCTTTTCCTCCAGTACCATCACCAAGAATTGGAATATTTGTAAATGTTTTTGAGAATGGAGCATATCCTGAACCTCTATCACGTATAGTTAAAATTTCAATTTTTCCATCAATAGCATTATTTTTAATTGAAATACTTTCACCAACAGTTCCCCAATTCTCTGGAACAGGAATAAATTCAATAGAATCAAATTTTACAATTTCTGATGGTTTGATTGTATATAGATATTTCCAAATATATCCATCTCCACTTGTTCCTGCTGGTCTTGGTTCTAAATCTACAAAATCTGGTTCTTCTACTGATGGTCTTCCCCTTAAATTTTCTGGATCTGTTCCATTTTGTAAACAAATATAAACTTTTAAATTTTCATTGATTACATAATAATTTGCATCATATAATGATGATGAATTTGTAATTGGAGATAAATTGTAAATTGAATAATCATGTCTATACATCTCATAAGTCGTTCCACTTTGCCAAGTTTTTTTTCTCACCATTCTTCTCACATCACCTGCATTGACTAGTTTCATGGAAATGATGGTTTCTTTTATTTCCATTTCATCTTTAAATCCATCAAGTGGTGGTAATCCATCACCCCAAGATGCTGAACCATTTGCTTGAGAATTTAAAGCATTTGGTTGTCCTATAAAAGTATAGTATGTATTTTTTGATGATGTTCCAATCCCAATAAGACTTTTTACGAAAGTCTCAGCATTCATTATTCTAAATTGATCTGATATAATTGCAGGCATTTTAATCTTATACTTTTTGTTATTTATTACTAAATTAAACCACGAGTTCTATAAACTTCAGCAGCAGTAGATAATCCAATTACTCCATCATTAGTATTTACATTAAAGTTTTTTGGATTTTCTCTTGCTCTATTTTGATAATCATATATTTTACCCCAAGTATATCTTCCATAAAATCCAGTAGTATTAATTCCAAGATTTATTGCTTTATTTACACCATTTGGAACAGAAACAAAATCACATCTAACAGTAACTATTCCTGTTAATGGATTTGATACAACATTCTCTACCTTATAAAGACCATCAATAAATGATGTTGAAGTTCCAACTTTAATTCCAGTAGTTGTTGTAATTCCAGTCAATGCATATCCAGAAGATACATTACTATCATAAATTACAAAATAATCATCTTGTTCTAATTGACTATATTCTACCCCAAACGTATTAAGTGATGAATAACCAATACCAAGATTAGAATTATCATAAATTTCTGATTTTAATTCAAATTCCAATGAGTATAGACCAATTCCTATTGTATTAATACCAATTATTGTTCCAAAGTCACCTTTTGCTTTTATTGAATAGATTTTTTCTTTATTTGGTTTTGTGCTTTCGAAAATAACTGGTGGAGGATTTGTTTGCAAATAACCAAATCCACCGTT